GGCGCGACCGCGGATGATTTTGAGACCACCGTGGTCGTGACCGATCCAGTCTCTGATATCACCTTGACTTTCCCGCAATATACCGGCGATCTCCCCATTATTGTCGGTCAGGATGCGGTCAGCCATTCACAGGCAGGGACGGGCACTGCAGACGGGTCGTCTTGGACCATCCCGGCCAATACTCTGGCTGTCGGCACAGCTCTAAGAATTACAGCTGGAGGGACATTAACCGGCGGCATTGCAGCCCCGACCGTGCATCTTTATATTGACAATGCTCAGATCGTTTCATTAACAGCTAATGCGGCCACAGCCGGCGATTGGTACGCCGAATTCATAATTATGGAACATACGGATACGGCTAACCAGAAATGCCTGGGTAAGCTGAGAGGCGGAGCTGGCGCCACGTATGCGGCCGATTATGCAATCGATACCACGGATACAACCGCAGCCTTTGTAGTTAAACTCCAGGTAGAGTCCGCCAACGCGGGCGATACAATCGTTCAGGAAATGGGAATACTGGAATTTTTACCCTAATTAAAAACGAACCATAAACCAGGAGGGCGGCCTTGAACCGGCCGTCCTCCTCTTAAAAAAAAGGGCATTATGAGAACAAAAAACAAAATAATTGTAATAGCGATGGCCGTCTTAATGACTGTTATGCTATTCCTAACTGTTTTTGTTTCGCCCGCTCGGGCAGCCGACCGAAAAACCCGTGTCATTACCTTTTTGGCTTCCGGCACGCGCACGGCAGCTACAGCTCAGTCCACAGGATTTGACGTCTCAGCTTATATCGAGGGCCAGATTCTGGTCAATGTGACAGCCGAATCCGGCGTGTCCACATTGGATATTGTCGTTGAGACCTCAGACGACAATTCGACCTATTACACGCATACGGCTATGGCTCAGATTACGGCCACAGGTCAGTATCTGCAGGCGATTACGAATTTTGGGAAATACGTGCGGCTGAATTATACGGTCGGAGGCACGAGCTTCACCTTTGCCGCAGTGGGGGTTTTTAAAAATTGAGCACGCGTCAGGACTATTTGACCGCGTTGAACAGCCTGGTCAGCGGCGAACTGCCTCTGGATGAAGCTGATAAAATAGTGGCCATTAATACGGCCATGAAATTTCATTCCAGACATCGGCCGAGGCTGCTGGTCGAAGACTTTGATGGTGATGGCGGCTTTGATTACGCCCTGTCCGGATTTGCGGCCTGGTCAGACGGATTCTCCGTCATCAGGCAGGTCGAATATCCAGTGGATGATGACGATGAAACCCCGGATATCCTGCAGGATGATGAGTGGAGAATATACGAGACGCCGGCCGGAAAATATCTGAGGTTTTTAGAGGACAAGCCTGCCGCTGATGAGGATTTTCGCGCGACTTATACTGCGCTTCATACCTGCACGGACTCAGCCTGCACGATCGAGAATTTTGACGAAGAAGCTGTTCAAATTTTAATCGCAGCCCTTTTTTGTGATCTGCTGTCCACCTATTACGCTCAGAGCACTGACAGCACTATTGCCGCTGACAGCGTGGACCATAAGGGCAAGTCCGATCATTACTCGGCCAGGGCTAGGGCCTACCGCAAGATGTATTTCGATCATCTGGGGATTACAGAAGGGCAGACGCCCGCGGCTAGCGTGACACGCGACCAGGATACGCTGGGTTCCTGGCGGGGAGATAAATTGACTCATCCGCAGAAATACAGGTAAGACCATGCTCGAAATTAAACTCAAGACAAATTTATCCGACCTGGAGGATTTGACCAGTGAATTTCCCGAGGCTTCCAGGGAGGCACGGATTGCCAGAATCACCGAGGCGCTGAATCTGCTGGAGCGTGAAATCAAACAGCGCACCCCCTGGGGAGCTGGACCGATCCATTTGCGGGACACAATCTATCCCAGCGGGCCGCACGTACAAGGAAACAATGTCTGGGGGTCGATCGGCACGCCACTTGAACATGGCGAGCCGGTTGAATACGGAACCAGGCCGCATTTCCCGCCTATTGCGCCGATTCAATTCTGGGTTGAAAAAAAACTGGGGCTGGCCGGGGCGGAAGCCAGGTCCGCAGCTTTCTTGATCGCACGGACCATTTCAGTACACGGGACTAAAGGCGCTCATATGTTTGAGAAAGGGTTTGAAGCGGCTGAAAGCCGGGTCATCCGCATCCTGGAAAATATTCCAGACGATATTGTCAGGAAAACTTTATGAGTCTGACCGACATTCGAGAGCAGATTAAATCCATTCTGGCCGGCATTGATGGTATCGGAGCGGTGCATGATTATGAGCGCTGGTCTAAAGACTGGAATAAGTTCCTGGATCATTACAAATCTCCGGATGGCCGGATCAACGGCTGGTCCATTACTCGGGACAGGACCTCAGAGGAATGTGATACCTCCAGTCATCATACGCGGATTCATCATTTTACGATCCGAGGATTTTATGGGCTGAAGGATTCAGAAGCCAGCGAGCTAACTTTTCAAGGCCTCATCGAGGATATCTGCGAGGCCTTTCGGTCCAAATATCAGCTTAACGAAACAGTTAATGACAACAGCCCGATCCAGGTAGAGGCAGTTGAACCGCGCATGTTCGGAGGAGTGCTCTGCCATTTTTGCGAATTGTCCTTAACGGCCGAGGAACTGCCCTTAGCCTGGAGTTAAACAGCGGTTCGATAAACTCACCACAAGGAGGGAACCATGACGCCATACGCGGGAATTATTAAGGTTCATTGCCGAAAAAAGAAGAACGAATCTTGTCCCAGGAAATTGATCACAGACGTTGAGCCTGAATGTCTGAGCTGCCCGGAATCTTTGACGCAGATCATGAGTTTGGACGACAAAATAGTTTTTGAATATCGCCCTCCGCGTGAGGGACAGAAAGAAAAAAATAAGCGCACCAGCGTTTAAAGGGAGGATTTTAATATGGCTTATCCAACCACGCCGTTTCATGGCAAACTGTGCCGAGTCGAAAAAAATGATGTCAATATGGAATATGGGAATGGCTGGGAAATCAATGCCGCTCTCGATATGGCCGATGCCTCGCGGTCCGGCCAGCATTGGAAAGAAGGCCTGCCCGGTCAGGCCGGTTGGTCTGGATCGTTTTCAGGGCATTTTGTAGCTGGGAATACCGAGCAAAAGGCCTTTTTCGATAATTTAGTCGCCGCCATACCCGGAACAAAACTGACAGATGTGAAATTTTTACAGGATGCAGCCACCAACGCCTGGACCGGCAACATTTTTATAATCGGGGTTCGAGTTAGCGCCAGTATCGGCGATAAAGTCCCAGTTACTTTTGATTTCCAGGGCGATGGCGCACTATCATTGACTGATACGGCCTAACATCAGGAGGTAAAATATGGCCTCTCCTACCAGCCCTACGCATGGGAAATTGGCGGCTGTCTATCGTACACGGCCAAATGGATTCAAAGGTCACGGCTTGAATGATCTGACTTGGGGGACCGCCTTCGCCGGCGCAGCATCCGCTTATTATGAGGTTGTTATTCAGACGCCAGGCACTCCGGATACGTTCAAGTGGCGCAAGGATGGCGGAGCTTGGACTGAAAATGTAAATATTACTGGAGCGGCGCAGACCCTGGATGACGGTCAAACCATCACCTTTGCCGCGACCACCGGCCATACGGCCGCCGACCAATGGATCATCGGCAATCTGAAAGACGAAGCTTGTACTGAATCAGGCGCTGACGCTCAGATCACGGATACGACTATGCGGCTGATTAATCCGAATAACCAGCCGATTTTTACTGATTCAGGCGGCAAGAACGTCCTGATCGTGGATTATACCCAGGGCAAGGCCACCTTTGACGGTAACGTGACCATTGTCACCGTGACCGGCAATAATGGATTCATTGTCGTGGCCGGACTGGAAAAGGTCGGCTATTTGATCGGCTGGGAATATCAGCTCGCTCTCGATATGGCGGATATGTCATACGCCGGTCAGGAGTGGAAAAATGCTCTGCCCGGTCAGGCCGGAGGAAACGGCAGCGCAGAATCCTTTTTCATCGGCGGCAAGACCTTTTTCGATGCTTTTGTGGAATGCGCCAGCGGTAATGAAGCCTATTTTCTGCTGCAGCTTTTTAACTACGATCCGGATAAGGATCAGACCGGCGATCATTTAAACGCTTGGGTGATGTTTGATAATTTTAATATTGCCGCGCCGATCAATGAAGTTGTAAAGGAAAAAATCGGATTCCAGCTTCAAGGCATACCGTCATTCAAGGCCAATATCTAACAGGAGATAAGATGAAAATAAATGTCAGAGAATTAAGCTATGAGGCTGAATGGTATGAATTTGGCGATGCCAGGCTAAAGATAAAACCCTATCTATTCAGCAGCACTGATATGGTTTTTCGTGATGGCGGCGTGGTCATTAGCGGCAAGCAGCATTGTAAAATGTTTAAAGACTGCCTAATAGATTGGGAAAATGTGGCTGACGCGGACGGCAAGGATTTGCCCTGCACAGACGAGATCAAGCAGAAAATCTTCGATGCTCGCCTGGCCGGAATCCACGATTTTGTTCTGACTAAATGCTGGGAATTTGCTGAAGCCAAGGGAGATCAGGAAAAAAACTAATCGACTGGGCGCGCTGGTTTTTTAACAAAAACCG